AAAGTGCCACCAAACCAAAGTCTATTTTGATGAAAGGTAACTGCCGCAGGATAACCACGAAGAGGTGAATAAGACATCTCACTAAACTCAGTAGTAGCCGCACCAGTAACAATACGAGGACTACCACCACCTATAGCACTAGATGTAGCAGTGGCACTACCACCTGCTGTAAATTCAAATGTGTTCTCATCAGGAACAGCAGTAATAGTTCTTGCACCATTTATATTACTGTTAGCTATACCACCTACTGCACCTGATCTTTCAAAGGTAACAGATGCTCCAGTAGCAAGACCATGCAATGCTTTAGTTACTCTAACTGTGCCACTGCCTTCAAATGTTTTTATACTATCTATTTCGAGTTGCTGTCTTAATGTACCACCTACAGTAGCAGTCACTTGTGTAGCACTTGTAAATCCAGTTACCCTACATCTTGTTTCACCTATCAATAGATCAGTACCCACATGACCAGATACAAAATAATCTGCTGATGTTGTAAGAGTAACACTACCAGTAGTGCCACTTGCAGTTATAGTCATACCTAATGGTTGAAAACTAAAGTATGGCTGAAAGATATCATTACCATCTCTTGATGTATCAAAGTTAAATGTGGATACTGCAAATGTGGTAAGACCAGTTCTTTCTAATATTCTAGTCTGAAATGTATTGTGACATATAAACATAAGATCACCTTGCTGTGCAAAAGTAATCTCTTCAAGATATGGATCTGATGTTGTGTTTACTAACCATGACTGTCCAGTAATTGCTTGTATAGATGACACAGTGCCATCAGTAGGACTAATCTGAAATATCTCTATTCTTGTATTGCTAAATGCTATTATATATTTTTCATCATCTGAAAATATAAATGGTTCTATTCTTACACTCTGCCTAAGACTAGCTAGTGCTGTAAATGCAGGATTACTGCCAAAGTTTGCAATACGTTTTGTGCCAGTTCTTTTTTTCAAACCACCTTCTGATTTAATAAAAAAGTTTCTTACCTGCTCACCTGCATTAGTATATACTTTAGTATCTGTCCTAGATGTTAAAGAAGGACTTATCTCTCCAAACTGAAAGTTATTTAATGGCACTCTTACTCTAGCCATTTAACTTCTCCTATTAGAAATAAATCTTGATGTAACTAATTTTCTTGTAGTTTGTTGTTGTGCATCTATGTTTCTAGCTTTTGCCATAAGTTGATTAGCTTTTGTTTCCATCAACTGCATAAGTCTATCATCTCTAGCTATTGATGTAGCAAAGATAGATGCCAATGAATATTGCAATGCTAAAGAAAAATAAGATGGAAAGTCTACTTCATCTGCTCTAAATGTAAAGTCTGCTACTAAGGTATCTGATGATGTAGTATCACTAAATACTTTATCTCCATATACTGTAAACTCTATAAGATTATCATTTATAGTAATACCATGTAACACTAATAAATTACTAGGTAACTGATGTGCAATATCAAATCTGCCAGTAGGCACATCTGATAATTGATTGAGAACTGATTGCTCTGTAGCAAATCGCCATCTAGCTGTAGACAGCATGGCTCTTACTGTATCTTCATACATATTAGTTGCCACTAAAGCCTCAGTACTAGAAGAGTCAAATGAAGTAATAGGTTCTGCACCAATAAGAACTAAGGCTCTTGATGCTATATCTATTGCTGAATTTGCTCTTGTACTTGTCATATAAAGATAGGGGGATTGCTCCCCCTACTCCTAATCTCCGTCTGTTTCTGCTACAGCAGTTCCGTCTGAAACGTCAACCACTGATCCAGTATTGGATAAAACAGTACAGAAATGTGTTGTTGGTGTGTTAGTGTCCATAACAATTATTAGATCTCTAACATTCAACATAGGTGCGGCATTATTAAAATAGCCTGCAGAGTTAACTGCGGCAATCGCATCTGTTGTTTGATAGATAAATAGCTGTACTCCACTAGCACCTGCCATTCTGTGTAAACCACTTGCACTATAAGCCATTTAAACCTCCCTTAATTATTATCAAGAAGTTCATAGACACCATTGTCATCAATAACAACAGCACCCATAGACATCATTGAGGTTGCTAAATGAGATACTTTTTCTGCAATGTAGTTTAGTTCTGTGCTTACATCAGCACCGATACCTAAACCAACAGCAGTTGTATGGTATGCCATATTCTTACCTGCTGTGATAGCCGCAGTAGAAAAGATCTTAAATCCTAAGAACTCTTTCATTATCAGCATATCCCTTTGGGTGCATAGCAATATATCTGCCACCATCTTCTGGAATGTTTGCAGTACCAAAAGTTTCAAATACAGCTAACAAATCTGCCTTTTCAACAGCAGAACTTGTGTCATGTATCTGTGTACTATTAGCACCTGAATCCATTGCAGTATAAAGCAACTCGTCAGTTTTTCTTCCAAGAGCCGCCGCCGCACTTGTTGCCACAGCTTGTCGCTCATCTATATTGGTCTTTAGCTCATCTAACTTATCGATAAACTCTGCGGCAAAGAAGTCCTGCATTGTTACATCTACAGTTGTATGTGCTAATTCCATTGGTGTTACTTGTCCATTTCGAGATTTAGTACTCGCAGTTCCAGTACCAATTTTCTGAAACCTTGCTGTATTTCCTGATACATTAGCTACAGTACGGACAGTATTTCTTAATTTACTACCCATTCTTTGATAAGCTAAATGTACTTCGGTCTCGAACTGGGTAATAAAGGCTGTATCTATTGTGTTAGCCATTTCAGTTCTCCACTAAAAAGTTAAAGTTACATTACGTCTAGTTATCCAATGTTAGCTTCATCTAGTTATCCGTTAGGGCTATCAGCTACAAACTGGGCTATATTCTTTATTTACCAAAATTTTTTCGCCTTTGCAACGTACAAATCGCAAAACAGCAAAACCATTTATCATTATAGGTTGCTCTATTACCTCAAAACCTATGTAATCCAACCATTGTAATGTCTTTGCATGGTCAGCAGGTACTACATTTTCAAGTTGATAATACTTGTTTTGAAAGTAATCTACTACTGGTACACACCATTTTAGAAACTTTCTTTGTATTTTATGTATATCATATGTGCCTAATGCCCATATTTTACCTATCATATTATCTATAATAGGATTACAACCAAAGATAAATGCAGGTTGTCCATCAACCATAACAGTAAAACTTTCACTATTAGGCTCACGGATACCTGCCATCAAAGCACGAAAAGGTGTAGCACCATGTATCATGCACTCACGAACATCTGCATCTCGCATATTATTTTGCAAATAGTTTAAATGTTTTATATGTGATTTGACTATAGGGTATCCATCATAGATACCTTCGCCATTAAAGTGTCTTAAAGCCATTAGTTATTTCTTGAACATATGCCTGATCTCTTCTTGCAGGATCATAGTATCTAGGATCTTTCATTTTAGACATAAGATCTTCTATTGTTTGTTTTGCAGGAGTAGTGGCTTGATTATTTGGCTGTGCTTGTTGCATTGATCTTTGTATAAGTTCTAATGCTTTTATTCCCTCTGCACTTGTGCCAAGCAATGCAACAGCATCTTGCATTTCTTCAGGAAAAAATTTATTCATAAATAACTGCACAGCTTCTACTCTTTGATTTGCATTATCACCTAAATCTTTTTTAACTTCTTCTAAATCAGGTTCATCACTTGTATTATGTTCTGCCCATTTAGTTATACCTTCATTAAACTCATCTTGTGACAATCCATTATCCCAAGAATAATCTGCCCACCATTTAAGTAATGGATTAGTTGCCGCCTCACCTTCATCAAGTATCTCAGGTATTTGATAGTCACCTGCACTAGCAGGTCTATTAGCAAAGGCTTCTGTTTCTAACTCTTGCAAAACATTAGCTTTTATATCTTCTTCTTTTTTCCCCTTCCATGACTCTAACTCTGAATATGACTTTGCCATATCTTCCCATGAACCAAACTTTTCAGGTAAGCCTTCAGGTCTATTTGGTTCGGCAACTGACTCAGTAGTTGTGGGAGGTACACTAGCTTCTGTTGGGGTATCAGTCGCCGATTCGATTGGTGTTGCTTGTTCTTCACTCATTTTTTTAACCTCATTGCATGATTGATCCTTTTAACAATTAAAGCCACTAAATATCGTTGCCCTTCCAGATGCCTTAACTCTGCATCTGAAATATTAGCACCACTAACTGCTTCGATAGTTATTGACTTTAAATACTGTAACATCTCCACTCCATTTGGAGTTTTGAATACTGACTCTATAACTTTGGAAATTTGTTCGTCTTGTTCTTTAGGTCTAGGGTATCCGTCAACCCCCAAGTGTTGCGGCATTAGGTAGTTCTCCTTGTTGTTGCATCTGTTGCATCTGTTGTGCCATCTCTACTAACTGCTGTCTTTCATCTGCATCTCTAATTAAATTATCAGGCACACCAAACTTCTTTGCTAAATAGAGTGCAGTTTCTTCTGA